TGCATCACGCATTGCTCTCTCTCCTTTGGTCACCACGCCCTGCTCGAAGGCCAATCTAATCAATTCATCACGGCCGTTTACCCCAAGCTTCTTCTGCAGCTCGCTGACGTGGAATTCGATCGTCTTTACGCTGAGGTGCAGTTCATCGGCGATCTCTTTGTTGTGCTGACACAAAGCAACCTTCTTCAACACGGTCACCTGACGGTCGGACAAATCCAAGCTGTGTCCATTTACTGTAATTCTGCCTGCTTCCATAGCTCACGTTTCAATCTCATTTGAGCCCGTTTCAGCTCGATCAACCACTGCGGCCAAGCCTTGTAAGGCACATTTTTTGTCCCGCGACTCAGCAGCACGCGCACGTACCAATCTGTCAGGCGCTTCGTGAGTCTGTTCTGACGAATCGGCTTTGGCGCCTTTCTCGGTTTCTCTTTTCGGCGCCGCGCAAGCTGAGCCTCATTGCAGCAGAGCTTGCATCTGGTCTGAATGCCAGCACCATTTCTGCGGTTGGTTCGTCGGCACGCTGTTAGAGGTGTTTGGTGCTTTGGGCATAGTCTCATTGAATAGGCGCGTGCCCGGGTGGATTGTTCGATTTCGGGACGAGGTAGTGATACCATTGCGACCAAGGACTTTGCAGTCCGGTCGAGTCGACCGTTTTGACAGCAAAGTACACCACGCTCCCAACCGTTAATCCTGACACCTGATAGCTCGTTTGGGTGGTGGTTGCCGTGCTCGTATAATTGTTTGCTGCCAACCCCCAGCCGACAATGTAACTGACCGGCCGGTTCCATCCCGTCGCGGCATTCCACGTAACGATTGCAGGTTGGCTTTTGTTGGAGCCCGAAGCAGTCGGCGCCGCCATCATTGGCGCCGGTTGAACGGATACAGCCTGAGGCGTTTCCGGTGTTGGAGGTGGTGCTGGCGTTGACGGATTTGATGTCGTGCAACCCGTTGCCAGAATTGCCGCCAGCACCAAAGCGAAAATGGATTTCACGAGGCTTTGACTCCGATCTTCTGCCAGCCATTAAGGCCGGTGCTGGCGATCTTCATCCACAGCTCGCCGGTATCGTTGTCTTCGTAAACCTGCCCTGGCATCGAGGGGACTACGCCCTCAGGTGAGCCGGTCCCGCCGATAATAACGCCAGAGGTTTGAACCTGAGATGGCAATACAAGCGGGAATGGCCCGCTGCGATCTCCCATTGCTGAGTAATTTCCAGACATGGGCCAGAGTTTAAGCCCACTGAGCCCAAACGGAAGAATCGAAAAGGCTTAGGCCGCGCCTTGCGGTCCCATCGTGACGTGCTTGGGTGCAGCTTTGGCTGCTGGAAGTGCGTGTTTCTCTTTCACCTGAGCCTCACCGGCCGCGACATTTACCTGAACGATCGCCGATCCTGGCGGCAAGTTGCGCGGAGGCTTCTCGACACTGGATTTTTGGGCTTTATCCGCTATCTCAAGGAGAATCTTTGCTTTGCGTCCGGAGATTTCGGCGAGGTACCCAACCACTTCGGCAGCGTCCATTCTATCCTCGGCCGGTAGTGCTTCGTTTTCGGACAACTTGACGCATTGCTCCATTGCCCTTTCCAGATACTCATAACTGGATAGCTCGGTGGTAACCAGCACGCGCGGCAGCTTCAGGTTTTTAGTTATTTCATCCCCATACTGAGCAAAGAGTTCGTGCTTGGCCTTGTCCCACCACTTTTTGCTTTTCCCCAGGGTATCAACAACGGTGCAATCCTGCGGACCGGCTGAGCGCGCTACTGGAAATTCATCCGGCCGGGATGGTCGATCAGGCAGATCGTTGATGCTGGTCACGTCATCATCGAGCAGGGTAGAGGGGGCAGACACAGTGACAGACCCCTCGCCGCTCTGCATTCGTTTATTGATGTCCTTCAGCTGAGTTAACTCCGTGGGCCGTCCATCCGTATTTGTTTCCGGGGAGTTCGTCATCGATCCAGCAGGTTGCATCAGTCAATTTGGCCTTAGCCTCCATGTTGCACCAGCACCCTAATCCTCTCAACTCTTTCTTTAAGGGCGTACCGCACGTCTGGAGTGGGCGGTAGAATAGGGGGCAGGTCTGGCAGGCGTTTAGCCGGGCGGTGCGCAATGAGTCGGACACCGTTGAATCTGGCTCCAGTGCGCCCCACCACAGCGATACCGCTCGCCAGATCCGGAGGTAACCGCTTCGGTCGGTGAGGTTCGTAAACAAAGCGGCGACAAGCAGAGCGAGACATAATCGAAGTTTAGAGGTCGATGGTGATGAGCCGGGACGCATTGTGCTTTCTAACCTTTACCATATTGACGATACAAGCCCGGGTAAGGTCTTCGCTGAATTCACTGGAGGCGAGGTACGAAGCGGCATCGAACACGTGTTTCCAGCGGCTGGCCTTCGCAATCACCTGCATCTGAGTTGTGCCACGTTTGAGCGATTTGTTCATTTGAATCAGCTTCGGGCATTTGTCGGCACTGAAGTAAATCCGCTCGTCAAAAAGGAATTTGCGCCACAGGTCGACCCGGTGCGCGACTGAGCCGGGCCCCTTCGGAGCTGCCTCAAGAACGATTGGCGCCGTAACCTTCACGTCGCCGCGTTGCATCGCCAGCACTGACTCATCGAAAATGATCTGGTGATAGAAGCGGCTGCTTTCCGGGGAGTGCGCATCGAATACGTTACGGTCGGACCAATGCCGCCAAGCGATCCGGCCCGGACGTCCACAGACGTCTTCCCAGAAAGCCATTTTCTTCAGGACGGCCATTACCAGCTCTTCCAGGGTATGCGGTTCGCCGGTCACAACCACTTCGTCGAGAAACTTCAACACTCCCAGCGTTCTGTTTTCGACTTGGGTAAACGCCTTTTCAGCGAACACAACCGCAGAATTGGATGAGCCCGGGTCCCAGCCGGTATAAAGCTCGTGGCAGTTCTCTTCGGGTACCAAAATCTCCGGATCGCTATTGGCGGAGGTGCCGATCTCGCCTCGGACGTGGGTGCTCGGCCGGAAAAGTTTGCTGAATAGCGCGTCTTCGCTCGCGGTTACCCACTCACCTTTGATGTAGCGCGCATACAGATCTTCATCGAGCGAGTACTTTGAAACCAGCTCTGCGATGCGCTCAGGCGTGTCGAAAATGTTGTCGGCAATTTCGAATTCGATACGCGCGAGGTTCGATTTAATCGCAGACAACTCGATCGGCACGCTGTCATCGTCCATGTCCAACAGCTCATACCAGAGTTTATAGATCCAGCTCTCAATACCTTCGTCTGAGGGATTGGTGTCTGCGAGGAAGAGGTGCTTATCGGAGGGCAGGCCGATCAATCGGAGTGTTTCGGTCCATGTCAGGAAAGTTTTCAGCTTTCGGAACGTCGACAGCTCAGGCACGTAGATCGTCGAGTAACGGCGCGGTTTGAACCTGTCTTCGACTTCTTCTTCGACTTTCAGTGATTCCAGCTGGATCACCGTGATACCGCCATTGGCCTTTCTTTCCTTGGGCTCCATGTCGCAGCCGATCCGGTTGACGATCTCGCACGTCGGCTTTTTCGAAACGCCCATCAGGTAAGGCTCGCGGTGGTATTCCAGGCCGAAATTGCCCTTGATCCATTGCGGGATAACAATGTCGGTGAGGTCTTTCCAGATGCCAGAGTCAAACCCAACCGTTTGCGAAATGGTCACCATGCAGGCGTTGCCGCGTGGTGTGTTGAAGGCGTGATCAAGGAAGGCGTGCAGGCAGCCTATCGTCTTGGTGCTGAAGCGCGGGCCCGAGGCTAAAACAAACTTCTTACGCTTGCACAACTCGCGCAGATCGTCCTGCTTCGGGCTTGTGCCGGGGTGCCATTCTTTCTGACTGTTTTCGATTTCTGCTTGCAAAGGTTCGCCCTATCGGTCTACGGTCCGGTTCAGCATAGCGGCTCTCCCGGCAGCCGTTCAACATAAACTGGAAAAGGCGATCATGTTATGAACGGTGAACCAATGTCTGACGAAGCAGGCGCAGCTGAGGATCGGCTGAGCCTAACACCGAGCAAATTTCCCTTCACTGAGGACTGGCAGGACGGGCAGACCTACACGATCACTGCCAAGGTGCAGCAAATTTCGCCCGGTGAGTTTCAGGTTATGGAAGCCACAAGCCCCGGCGGCGATAGGCCCGCAGAGCCCGGCACCGAGGTCCAACCGGAGGCAGAGCCCAACAACGAAGACGAAGCGCCAGCAGCTCCGCCCAATCCGGCCGTTCGCGGCATGATGAAAAGCGGGAGCCCGCGTCAGATGTCGAAGCGCGGTTACTGAGGGTCGCAAATTCCAGATGCCAACCCGAGAGCGTTACCAGCGCGACAAGGAGAAATACGCCCGCCTCTCACGCGAGGAATACAGGCGCAATCGTTCGGCGATTCTCAAACGGCGCGGCGAGGCTCGTCTAAACTGGTCTGAAGAACGGAAGGAGACCGGTAGGGCAGCTGGAAAAAAATGGAGGCAATCCGAAGCGAACAGGCGACGGCAGGCAGACAACATAGCTCGCTGGATCAAAAAGCACCCAAAACGCTACGCTGAAATTCAATCGAAGTACAGATCCAGGGTGAGGGCAACGCCTAAGGTCAGGCTTAACTTGCGGATCTCAAAAGCGATTAGAGAATCACTTGTGAATGGTAAAGTGGGTCGACGATGGCCTGACCTTGTTCCCTATTCCCTTTCGGATCTAAAGGCTCACTTGGAGCGCAATTTCAAGCCCGGTATGAACTGGGACCGGTTTATGCGAGGGGAGATTCACATCGACCACGCGGTTCCGCTGGCGAAGTTCAACTTTTCTTGCCCGGAAGACATCGAGTTCAAACGCTGTTGGGCTCTTGAAAACCTGATGCCCGAGTGGGCGTCGGTAAACGAGAGTAAAAACTGTCGAATTTTAGTACCGACGCAGATCGCTTTGGGACTATGAGTGTTTCTATCGCCGATCTCAAAAAGTATGGTTGTAGCTCCGGGCACTATAAGGCGATTTTCACTAAGCTTCCCTCTGAATACACCAAACGCCAGAAGCGGCTAGTCGATCTGATTTCCGGCCGCATTCGGGACGGCTATACCAACACCCTCAGGGAGCATCGCGCGTACTACGCGATCGATCTGGCTTACGAAGCGCCGTTTGCTCAAACGACTGCGACCTTTGTTAATCACATTCGTAGTCAGAATCTCAATTACGATCAGACTGTCGAGGCGCTGAAGAGCTACGGTCTCAGCGAGTCAGAATTGTTTTTGGACATTCCCAGCCCGGACGGGCTGGCGACAACGCGTTGCATCAATTATCCGGTCTTCTATCAGATGTACGTGCCGATCGTTAAGGCGTATGTCACTGCGATCGTCGCGGAGATCTTCAATGAGCGAAACACCGTCCCGCTCTTGCCGTATAAGCCGCTGAAGAATTCGGAGAAAGACAAGATCCGGTGCGATGTCATTACCGACATTGGGCAAAAAATGGCAGCTCAGTACGGCTACGCCGCGCTTTACCGGCAGACGATCCAGCAGATGCTCAAGTACGGCATTATGCTGTGCTTTCCGCGTGAGGAGTGGCATCACGAGTATCAGATCCTCGACGGCAAGAAAGAGCTGATCAAAGAGGGCTTGCGGTATATGACTCCGCACCCGAGCCGCACCTACTACGATCTTGAATATCCTCTCACTTCATTCAACACCGACACAGGATGCACTTTCGCCGGGCACTGGCACGTGTTGACCTACGGCACGATCCTCGATAACCGGGATTACTGGAATAGGAATAACATCTTTTCCGGTACCAACTGGTTTCAATCGCCCCTGGCTGGCAATTACTTTTCAGAAGTGTTCCCGTGCAACATGAAATGGCCCCCCCGCTGGTCCGGGCCAATGAATCGCGAGGACAAGCTGGCGTGGTACAACTCCTCTGAGGATCGTGACAAAGCCGTGTTTGTTACGGAGCATTTCCAGAAGCTGATCCCCAAAGACTGGGACCTTGGCAGCTATCCTTACCCGGTCTGGCACCGGTTCACGGTCGCCGGTGATGATACGATTATTTGGTCTGAGCCGGTCGGTTACAACCCGGTTTGGTTCATGGGCTACGATTACGATGAGCAGATGGCGCGCACCTCAAGTCTCGCGCTGGAGATCATCCCCTGGCAAGATCAGCTCGGAAACATCCTCTCCCAGATGCTGCTGACGATGCGGCAGAACCTCACGAACGTCATTTTTTACGATACCAATCTGGTCGATGGGGAAGAGATTAAGCGCATCCAGAATGCCGGTGAACGTAAGTATAAAAGCATTCAATGGGTGCCGTATGACTCATTTAAAAATGCTGCCGCGCGGCTTAATCAGGCACAAGCGTTCTACCCGGTGAAGTTTGAGAAAGTGCCGATCGCCGAACAGATCCAGTGCCTCAGCACTACGCTCAACATTATGGAGCGAGTCCTGCAGATTTCTCCGCAACAACTCGGTGGCGCCGCCAGTCATCAGCAATCGAAAGCTGAGGTCATGCAAACGGCCGGTAGTGGCAACAACCGGATCGCTTTCCTATCCGCCAGCGTCGATGAGGGGACAGACGCGTGGATGCGCCAGCTTTACGATGCGGAGCAGAATTATCTCGACCCGAATTTCGAAGCGGACATTTCCAATGAAACTCCGGATCTGGAAAAGCACCTCGAAGAGATGGGGTTCGAAGTGAGGCACCAAGGCGAGGATACTGTTACGGTCTCGGGTCACAAAAAGCGGTTGCGCCTCGAAGGCTTTGCCTCGGTCAACGTCGGGCCCAATCGAGCGAAGGATAAAGAGATCGCTCAAGTTATTTTCCAAGTGGTCGGTACCGTTGCCGGTCAGGAAGATCTGCATAAGAAAATCGGCGCTAAGGCGCTGCTACGGTTAATCGAGCAGGCCGCAATCCTGGCGGGTGCACCTGCAGATTTTAAGCTGCAGATCGATCAGGATGCTGAGCAAGAGGGTGAGATCGATCCGCAAGTCATCCAGGCTATCCAGCAGGCGCAGGCAGCGACGATGCAGGTTGTCGAGCAGAAGATCGTTCAACCGATCGCTCAGGAAATCGGTCAGGACCAACAGAAGATCGTGCAAATCGAGCAGACCCTGCAGCAGCTTCAGAAGATTTACGAGGTCGCGGCCAAGACCCAGGACAAAAACGCGATCAAAGCCAGCGAAAGCGCCGCCAAACAGCAGACCCGTGCTCAAGAGGCGGCTGCCGAGCAGCAACGCAAAGACAAGGCGTTTCACGCTGAAGAGCAGAGGCGCAATGCCGCGCTCCTTCAGAAGCTGGCAGCCGCTAACGCAGAGCTGCAACAGAAGCTCGCGGCGATGCAGGCCGAGACTCAGAGCAAAATCGAGGCGGACCGGATAAAGGCCGAAGCTGCCGCAAAGTCCAAGCGCGAGGCATAAAGGCGTGGTCCGCAACGCAACCAGACTCCTGCTAATCGGTATCTTCGGGGTGATTTTTTGGGTGTGCTTCGCGAGCATTCTTGGCTGCGTAAAATTGGTTGAATGGGCTACGCGCTCCGAGTTCCCCGATAGTTAGGGTCCAGATTTTTCTTGCCAGCGGTTCACAAGGAAGGGTTAACTCCGCCACTGTCGAGTGCGCCGATAACGGACCATTTATGATCAAGTGCGACCTTGAGCAACTGCCCAAAGAAAAAGACCGAGAGCTGCGTTCCTGGCTTGGCAGCGACCAATATCAAACGCTCGTGCGGGTCATCGAGTGCAAGGTAAAGGATCACGAGTGCAAGGCGTTGGCAGCTGCCCTTCAGTCCGGCCCAAACAATCTCAAGGGTGACGCTGCAGACGCAGAAATGGAGAAAGCCCGCCGTTATCATCACTGTCTCGAAGTCCTGGCCGAAGTGCGCAAGCACCCCGCAAACGAACTATTCACTATTGCAAAATTATGCTGACGCGATTCGCTCTCCCACTCCTCTACCCTGACGGTCCTGCTGCCGCAGCTCCACCGGTAACCCCGCAACCAGATCCAGGCGCCGCGCCAGCTCCAGCCGCGACTCCACCGGCCAAGCCCGCGCCTGAAAAACCTATCGACTCAAAGCAGCTCGCCGGGTTCGCTGCTGATTTCCTCGGTAAACAGATGACGGGTGAGGGTGAGCCTAAACCGGCGCCGAAGCCAGAGGGCGGCGCACCTGCGGATCCGGCCGCTGCGGCGCCCCCAGCTGCTGAGCCCGCTGCGCCTACTCCGCCGAAGCCGAAGAAGGCACCCCAGAAAAAAGCTGCGACACCTCGCGTTGAGCCCAAGACCGAACCTCAGCCGCAACTGACGGCAGAGCAGATCGCGCAAGCCGCAGCCAAAGGTGTTGCTGAGGCGATCAAACCTTCCGCACCTGCAGGAGCCCCAAAGACGGAGCTGAACGATGTTGAGCAGCGTCGCGTTGTCGCTCTTGAGCACATGGAGAAGATGTATCCGGAGAAATACCCGGGCATTGCTGAAAAGTACAAAACGTCCCTGCTGGAGCTGCAGGCGTATGCTGAGAAATGGGAGGCGGCGCACCCGGGCGAAACCTTTGATGAGGGAGCCGATGAGCACGCGTCATTTTTTGCAAAGCATGACGTCGATTGGGATGATCAGGATTTTACCGAAGCAGTGGCGGACATCCGGGCTACCGCCAAGATGCAGGAGCAACAGAAGGAGTCTGAGAAACGTATGTCGAAACTGGAGCGCGGCGAACGGTTGCGCCAAGCGGCTCCAGAAATCGGCGAGCATCAAACGGCCGGGGCGACTGTGTTCTGGGGCAACACCAAACCCGAGCTGGCTAAGGTGATTAAGGATGACGGCACCGTCGACGTCGCTCTGTTGACTGAGCAACAGAAGAAAGACCCGATTGGTTACACGATCAGGGTTAATGCTGCGAACCAGCTCAATACCGAGGTTGCGGAGCTGTACAAGGTGATGAACGGGCTCGAAGATTTTAACGCGAAGAATCCGGCGCACGTTGCGATCGGTGAGTTCGCGGCTGATATGGAGCGCGATTTATTGCGGCGCCCGGATGAGGAGCAGCGCGACGCAGACGGCCGGAAATTTCTACCGGCTAGTCAGTACTGGAAGATCCCAAAGGACCGGCGCGATGAATACTATTGGACTTTTTCACCGGCCGAATTGGCAGCTCTGAGGGCTCATTCTTTGGCAACTCGCACAGAAAAAATTGTAGAAATGGAGCATAAAAGGCAGCGAGAATATGCTTTAGCGATGGGATGGAAGCCGCCTGAGGGTGCTGAAACCGTAGCACAGCCTGAGGTTGAGCATGCACCCGCAGCTGCCGATCCTGCCGAGCTGAAACCGCGATCGCCGTCTGCTGGTGGCGAGTCAAGATTGCACGCTAAGTCTGGAGGCGGAGCGAAGGGAGCCGAAGATTTCCTTTCCTCTTTCGGAAAAAAACAGTTGGGACAATCGTAATTGGAAATGGGGCAGTAAGCCCCTGAACCAATTACGATATGTCGACTCCAAATAGCACAATCAACGCTAACGCGTTCGCGAAGTGCGCGCCCGCCATCACTTCGAACATTAAGCAGTGCGGCAGTGTGACTGCCTGCAATGCTGTGCCCGCCACTGCCGCTGATCTCGCTACCATTTACCAGACGTCGAACGATTTTCGCGTCCTCGAAGCTCTCTTCCATCACGACTTCGAGATCAAAATGTGCGAGGCCGTGCAGAACGGTCTTTACGATTTTCTGATGGCG